TGAAACTGACCTGTGGAATATCTCTGTAGCCTATAGCAAAGCCTGCTATATTACCAGACACGTTGCCTGCGGTGATAATGTTTCCACCTGTGATGTTGCCAGTTACACTGATAGCATTACCATAGGTGATTTCTTTTGATGTGGTATTATAGAACACGACTTCAGCCACATTGGCCACATCATTGCGTATGGGTGCCACTGTGAATGTATTGGCAGTGGTTTGATTAAGTATGCCACCAGTGGCATTGATGATGATCGAATTGTTGCCCTGATTGGTGTCGCCGGCTGCTCGACCCAGGGCTACCGCATATTCGCCTTGTGTGATTCGACCAGCTCCGTCACCTACGGCCACTGCTGAGACGCCTTGTGTGTCGGTACCAGCCATTTCACCAATGGCCACTGCTGAACCACCTTGGGTGTTGTTACCAGCTTGGTAGCCTATGGCCACTGCATAGATGTCTTGATTTTCCCCTCCAGCCCGGTAACCAATAGCCACTGAATCGCCGCCTTGATCAGTCTCGCCGGCCTCTAAGCCAATGGCTATAGCACCACTGCTCTGCCCTGAAAACCCTGCTTCTTGACCAATGGCCACTGCGTAGGCACCTTGTGCGTTGCCGGCTTCTCGACCAATGGCCACTGCTCCAATGCCTTGTGAGGTTATGGCAGCTTGAAAGCCCAGGGCCACTGCATAGTTGCCTTGTGATGTTTCACCAGCTTGTTGTCCAATGGCCACTGCATCACCTGCGGTGTCTCGTATCATAGCACCGTTGGTGAGTGTGATCTTGCCAGTGTTGACGTTGCCGCCTGTGATGTTACCGGTGGCACTGACATTACCTGCTGTGATGTTGCCTGTGTATGTGGGCAGATATGCAGCAACATTGACATTGCTATAAGCAGCAGGTAATCCTGTAAGTTGTGATCCGTTGCCAATAAAATAGTTGGCAGTGATGTTGCCCGTGGTAGTGATTGCGGCATTTGACCCGTTGGATAGCACTGTCTGTCCACCAATGGTCAATCCGTTGGCACTGGTAACTGCCAGTGGCACATTGCCGAGATAAATGGTATTGTTACTGACATAAAGATCATTCCATTGATTTGTTACATTACCCAGACTACGGCTACCGTTGGCCACTGGAATGATGTCGCCAGGAACTAGAAAAATACCTTCGCCCGAAAATTTCCAAAAGTAATTTTGGCTGTTGCCATCAAAAGTTATAATTCTAGCAAAGTTATTGGAACCGTCATTAGCAGTTAGTTCAAACTGTGCTAGTCTTTCATCTTCTGATTCGGCGACTATTTGAATATAGGTACTCTCTGGACCATTGTAGCCTAGATTTATCGTGGCTTCTGCTATGGTGTTGTTGGCCACTTGCAAAGACATTTCACCTGTGCCTTCAGCATAGATAGTGGACACCGGGGGACAATGCATGGCGCCGCTATTGATGAAAAACCAAGTTTCAGATCCGCTGGTGATCTCAACGTTACCGTTATCTAAGATCACAATGTTGGATGTGCCATTGGATATTCTGTCTATGCCTGACAGTTGCCTGCCGTTGCCTAAAATGTAAGATCCTGAAATATTAGCATTGGTAGTGACATTGCCAGTCAATGATGCTAGATTGCCACTGTAAGTGGGAAGATAGTTGGCCACGTTAGCGTTACTATATCCATCCACCACAGATATATTACTCAATAGTCCGCCATCTCCAACAAAGTAATTGGCTGTGATGTAACCTGTGGCTGTGAGATTGCCTGAGTAGTCAAAAACCCAATCACCACTGTTGGTGTCGATCTTGACATTGCCTCTGTTGGCAAAATTAAAAATATTTAAACTGAACGAGTTGGCGGCTGCGTCATCGGGTATGGTAATACCCGCTAGGCCAGAAGCACCGTTGGGCCTGATAGCGATAGCTGTTTCGGATGCGCCGTTGGCCAACTCAATGGTGGCACCATCAAAGTAGATATTGCCTATGCGATCGCTGGCTTCAGGCACTGGTTCAAATACTATGGCCGTTACACCAATCACAACGGGATTGGGCGTGGTCAATGTCCAAGTGGTCTGTGCATAATCTGCACCTTCGGTGACGGCCACAGTCAATCCTGAGTTCACTGCGGAACTCAATCCAGAATTGATATTGACCCAGTCTGGTGCAGGCACCAACAATGTCTGCGCAGCATTGACCTGATATATGCCGTTTTCGGTGGCATTGGTCTGTGCTGTCAACAACACACGATCATAGGGATCTAACACCACTGCGTCAATGACCAGTGCGCCAGGGCTGGCTAGATTGATGTTTGAGTCAGATAAAGCACGAACCGCCTGTTTCCAGTCGATGTCGTATACTTGGTATGCGCGGGGTTTTGTTGCTGGCATAAGCTGTTTCCAATTTACAACTATTTAGCGGAAACAGCGGTTGGTACCAGGTGTGCTACTTAAATGACGGTCCTGTGATCCAGGCCACAAGGCTGTATCTAGTGCCCTTGGTCACGGGCGTTACCCTGTGTAGCACATAGCTGGGAAACACTGCAATAAATCCCTGGTCTTTAGATGGCTTGGTTGGTTCTTCACCAAAGTACAGTTCCAATTCGCCACCCTTGTAGTCCTTGGGGTCGGATAACTGCAGTGTAAAGCTTAGTTTGCGTGTCCAGGTATTGAGTCCACGGTCCACGTGCTGATTATATTTGCCACCAGGAGCATCATAGCGTGTAAACTGAAATCCTTCGATAAAGCCAAACAGATCAAACTTGAAAAATCTAGAATTCAAATCAACGATAATGTCTGTGACGCGCCTAAACATCCAATCGCTGTCATCGTTGGGCATGATCCAAGCAGTTTTGCTGTCTCGGATTTTGGTATCCACTTGATTACCGCGGATACGTGCATCTTCTACCAAGCGACTATTGCCTATCTCAACTATTTTTTGACAGTCTTCGGGTGAAAATGCGCCTTGGAAATATGCCCAATCTTCCACGTGATCAAGCTGGAAGGGCCATACAGTAGAAGGCTGTTGTATTTTTAATACACTTGGTGAAGACTCTGTCTTGGATGTGTTATCCGCAGTTTTTTCTGTGGACACTGCCAGTGTTTTTTTAACTCGCGGAGTTTTTACTGTTTTGATTTCTTTAGACGGCATAGTGCCGTTTTGTTCGGCTTGAGCAAGTTTCTTAGGCATACTTTTAATTAGTATCCAGTATGCCTAAGATATTTTTTTTTTGGCTGCTGTTATTCAGGAATCTGATCCCAAGATGTAGTGCCTTCGTTCCATTCGTAACGATTGCCATCTGTGGGATAAGCCACTGGTGCATTCCAAAGACAAGTATCCTCATCCAAGACCCAACTGTTGTGGGGTTTGGGCGGAATAAAAGCATCGCGGCCTGCATCATAACTGTAGCCAATACCTGCATAATTTTTACGCAAGGGGCGACCTTCGGGGTGTTGCCCAGCGTGTGTGTTGTAACTGGTTTGTACCCAGTCTGCGGCATTGCCCACTGCGCCAGAATTGATAAAATCCTGTTCGGCTACAATAACTTGGGTAACAATACCGCCTTCAATTCTAGCGAAATGTGACATTAATTTCTCCTCCGTGAGTTATTTATTAAGATTTCTATTTATAATTGAAAATTTATGTTATCACTACTTCATCAAGCAGCAGCGTAGATCCTAACACTGTACCGCCCGTGGCGTCGTAGGATCCGCATACGAAACAAAAATAATAGTATCCTGCTTGTCCCGAACCTATCACAGTGCTGGACTGCACCCAACCAGAATCCGTTCCTGCAGCCGAAGCAGTTTGATTTAAAAGAGTAATATACTGTCCTGTGGAGGTAAAAGCGTATGCTCTTACACAGTAAGCGTCGCTAGTTGAAGGGTTTCCTGTATCGTAGGCTCGCCAGTAAAACGATAGAGTTTGACCCACATTGGCTATCACGGGATTGGTGCTGTAGATATAAGGCCCGTATAGAATGTTATAACCAAATGCAGCATCCATGTCAGCTGTGCTTTGCATGACAGCACCGTACAATAATCCCCCTGGCGGTCCAGCCGGGACTCCTGGAGAACTGTACAATGATACACTGCTGGTGTATGTGGGTCCAGATTGAAAGAGATTACAGGTATCCCCGGGACTGCTGTAAGGATCAGGATCAGGATCAGGCGGTGCAGCCACACCATTGATCACGGTAGGAGTATTACCTGAACTGTTGAATTTAAATCGGCTATTGACAAAATTCCAACCAGTGGTAGTGCCGGTTTCAAATCCTGGATTGGTAAATTCTGGCGTAGGCACATTGCCCGACAATGCCTTGCCATAAAAACTGCCATATCCTATTGGACCAGTAAACACATTGGCTAGATACCTGGCCGACGAACTGCCAAGCGCAAAAGTAGTGGTAGCAGTATTGCCTAACTCCACGTTGATCATTCCTGCGCCAATGGCACCGGACACAGGCAGCGTCATACAGGATCCCCGTAGGCATATCTCAGATATAATCTTCCAGGCTGTCCAGGAAACGGATCACCAAAGATTTCACTAGACACTGCCAAGGCAGCAGAATTTTGATTGGCAAAAACATTGGCCACTACAGCACGGCTGGATCGGCAGTTATTGTTGCCATATTCAAAATTGGGTGCCAGTCCCCCAGGATTGCCGTAACTGGCAAATACTAAAATGTTGAAAATTTTACCTGCGGGTGCTGCTAACGTAAGCACATCGCCGTCATCTGCTTGAGCACATACAGTATTACCTGCTGCGTCTTGTGTTACTATCACTGTCATAGTTTGCGTTTGATATCATTGATTTCTTGACGTAACTCTTTGATGGCAGCAATAATCAATGGAGCAAATCTTTCATACTTGACTGTGAGATATCCGTCACCTATGGGTGCATCGGCTATGATCTCAGGCACTACATTGGCCACTTCTTGTGCCGACACACCAAGATCGCGATGTCGGGTATAACCATAGGTATTGACTGCTATGTCATTGGGCTCAAAGTAGAATGTGGTCAACTGATCAACTTTGTCCAGTGCGTTTTCTATATTGCCCAATCTTGTTTTGAGCCTATCGTCTGAGAAGTATGCAATGATATTGCCTGTGGCCACAATCTCGCCATTGGTACCCGAAGGTGCAGTACCAACACCCAGTTGATTGACTTGTATATTGCCGTTTACTGTTGTGCTGTAAGTGACTTCCTTGGTACTGTTGTTGTATTGTAATATGCCTGCGTTGCCCGATGTGTTTCTAATAGGTGCTACCACAAACGAATTGGCCGTGGTGTTATTTAGATTGGCCCCTGTGCCGTTCAACACTATGGAATTGTTGGCTTGATTCACACGACCTGCGCGGAAACCAATGGCTATGGAATTGGTTCCTTGGCTGTTGCCGCCGGCTTCTGCACCAATGGCTATGGCACCGGCCAGTTGTGTATTTTGTCCAGCACCTATGCCAATGGCCACTGTGTAATAGTCTTGGGCAACATTGCCTGCGTTCACTCCAATGGTCACCGCAGTCTGGCTTTGTGTGGCCCCACCTGCTCCAGTGCCCAGAGCTATGTAATTGTTAGCCACTCCTGTCCAAGCTGTGTTCTGATAGGTGCCATCACCAAATGTTATTCGATCTGTCACTGCAATATTACCACCAGAAATGTTGGATGTGAATATGCCGGATAAACCAAACACATTGGCCACAGCCACAATATTGCCAGAAGCAGTGATATTGCCATTGGCAGTGCCACTGGTAGAGATAGATCTAAATCCTGAAAGAGTGGCCGCAGGACTAGCACTTGTTGCCACGATGCTGTTTTCTACTATGAAATTTGCTGCACGAACATTGCCGGTGGTTGTGATGTTGCCTGCTGAGATGTTGCCTGTGTATGTAGGCAAGTAGTAGTCTACATTGGCATTGGAATAGCCGTTGGCAAAACCAAGATATTCTCCGTTGGCCACAACAAACTGGCCATCATAGGTGTTGCCTTGTAAATCTTCCAAGTATAATTTGTCAATACCTGCCATGATCAACACACCGCTATTGGCCAGTTCTGCGTTGCCAATAGTGGCTGTCTGCAGCCGGATGTTGCCTGCCACAGTCAGGGTATTGGTGTCAGTTGAATTTGCTCCTTGATAGATGTTAAGGCTTAGATTGCTGATTCTAATGTTGGGTGCTGCAATATTTGAAGTGTCATAGACAAAATCATCTACACCGTACAAGGCGGTGCCATTGGAATTGTACTGGAAAGACCCTGGGGAATTTCCCGGGGTTGCCGATATGTTTTGGAACTCCACACCGTTGGCACCGTCGCTGATCAATGCTTGACCAATGTTGCCTCCAGGTATGCGCAGATTGGCCACACTGGAAAACACAGCCAGGCCAGTGACATTAGATGTGACCGTCGTTAGGGCACCGCTGATGGAGACATTGCCAGCAGAAATATTACCGGTGTAGGAAACCAAGTAATTGGCCACATTGGCATTTGAATAACTGCTGGTAACGATGCCTGACAGGAATGCTCCATTGCCCAGCACATAACTGGCAGAGATATTGGCTGTGGTAGTGACATTGCCAGCAAGACTATCCAAATTGCCCGAATACACAGGCAAGTAATTGGCCACATTAGCATTACTATATGCCGACGATAGTCCTGTGATAAAAGCACCGTTGCCTAAAATATAAGCAGCAGAAATATTAGCAGTGGTCGTGACATTGCCTGTCAATGACACTAGATTACCGGTATATGTTGGTAGATAACTTGGTAGATAAGCTGCCACATTGGCATTGCCGTACAGCACATTTGCACCAGCAAGATTGAGATATGACACTGCTCGGATGTTGCCAGCTGTGATGTTGCCGTTGGTTGCGATATTGGCCGAGCCAATGTTGGCTGATGTGATATTGGCAAAAGTTGCTGTCACGCGATTTGACGAAACATTATTTGCTATAAGATTACCTTTTCCTGCACCAGTTATGGTAATGTTGCCTGTCATTGCAACTGCATTATTTGCTTCATCAACAGTAAACTCATCAGATACTGCTGCGTTACCGCCTGGGGCTTTGTATAAAATTCCGTAATCGGTTCCGCTGGGCAAAACAACATTGCCTGTGATGTTGGCATAGATATTGCCGCCCAGTCCTACGATATTACCATAAACTACTAAATTTGCAGACTGAAAAACAGTGTCTTTGTTGCCGCGGCGAACTGTGACAAGTGAATTTGACGTGGAGTCAAAATATTGCCAATTTTCACTGGCGCCGGTCCAGAAATTAAAATTACCGGTAACTCTTTTAGATGAAGGCATATCTGCTTGTGATCCTAGTTTGTATTATTTAGTAGTTTGGAAATGTAAAAAAATCCCCGTATCTTGCGATGTCGGGGATTCTTTGCAGTAGAACCAGTGCTTTAGGCGCTGGGAATCTGGACGATGTCAAATCTACCGCTGGTGCCCGAACCGTCGGGCTGTACTGTAGCGTTGGCGCTGGCAAATGTCAGATAGTGACCAACGTTGCTGAAATCCACACCATAGTTGTTTTGGATATACTGCATGGTAACATTGGCAGCACTGGCATCTGTGGCAACAATGGCCATTTGATTTTCTGTCAATGCAGCAACATCATCAGTATTGACCAACACACAGATATTGGCATAGGCCTGTGTGGTATCTGTGGTCAGTGTGACCAGGAACTTGCGCTTGCCTTTTTGGCGGATGATGTATGCTTCACCTGCGCCTGCACCTGGTACGTTGGCCAGTACATTAGCAGCGAGATAAAATGTATCACTGACCGATGTATTACCACCAACAACACCAACGTTGGGCGTGGATGTAGGATAACCGATGTCGATCTGCACGGATTGAGCAGTGTTGTATTTTGCGATTTTGAGTGGGCGTCCCATTTATTTCTCCTTGTTTAGATTGGGCTGACGTTCTAGGTCATACGCAGGGACCTGCATAAGTCTTGAGCGACTAGATATTTAGCGTTCTGGAGTAGAAATCAAGGAGTGACCACAGTCATTTGCTGGGTCACAGGATCATAGTACAGTGGATAGGATCCTGCAGGAACCACATTGCCTGCGGACACAGCAATGCCACTGGCAACCAAGGTCAACTGGCCAAGGCTGTTGCCTATGTAAAGATTGGTAGTACCTTGTGCTACTACCAGTTCTCCAGGTCTGGCATTGCCATTGTAGTCCACGATAGACACCTGCGCATTGTCTTTCATGACAGCTCGGGTGATGCCAGTTATATCAGTATAAGGAGGAGGATTAGACATTTGATTAAAACTTAAACAGCAGTGTTCATGGCTTCTCGAAGTTGCTGTCTTGCATCGCGCCAACTTGTAGCAGTGATAACAAAATCTCTGTATTCTATGTTGCCGTTGATTCTAACTTGTGCGCGAAAGTTATAGGTCTTCATTGCAATTCCTTGGTATGAACTAATATTTATTACCAATACAACAAAAAGCCCCTTGCGGGGCTCTTTTACTGCTGGCTTACAAACCGGTTGAGTTTTTCGGCTTCTGCTATCACTGTGTCTGTGCTAGGAAAATCCGGCAGTGCAGGAAAGTGGGCAGACTTGTCGCTTTCAAATCGGCTGTGGAATTCCTGGATCAGTGCATCGCGGCGCTGGAAGATGGGTGTTACCAGCACTTCGTTGGCCAGTTTGAGTAGTTCGAGACGGATCTCGTAAGGTGTTTTGCTCATGATAGACTCCTTTCTGTGTGATGTGTATGTGCTACACGAGCAACAATACTTAGCGGTAGATTTTCTAGTCAAAAAAAAAAGGCACATTTCTGTGCCTTCTTTGTTTCCCATCCCGGGGAAGTATTGCAAGGATGTACAGCGAAGAATTAACTGAACGACAGATTTTGGACGGCTATCTCGCCGACATAATCGCCCGCATTGCCAAAAGACGATGCAGTATTTGTCAATTCTATGTAGCCATATCTCGTCATAAACGAAACGACTGGCTCGAATGTGCTGGGATCCAGAACAACACCGCTTGACATCAAAGGAATGTATGGGCAGTAGAATGCTGGAGCATCAGCTTCGCTGGCGCCTTTGTAGCCAACCAGAACTGGTGTCGAGTCGTTAGCATAGCTATCAACATAAACACGCATAGCACTGTTGAGTGTACCAACAAACTTGGTGTTTGTGGGTGCTTCAAATGTGCCTTCTGTTGTGCGAGCAAAAGCAGAAGTTGTTGCGCTCTGGAGCACTGTCAAGGAAGCGGGCGAAACTACAGCGTAGTTACCTGCACCACGACGTGTGCGCTGAGCGATCAGGTTAGCAACACGATTGATCAGAACTGCCAGTGCGGCGTGCTCATCACCAACGTAGGTTGCTGTACCACTAACGGTAGCCTGGTTGTATGTGAACTCTGTTGCAGCCAATGAACGCAGGCTCAGCAGGATCTCTTGGTCGATCTCAGTTGTGATCTCTTGTGCGAGAGCAGCCATGATTTCGGCCTCAACATCGATACCGTGCATTGCTTGTGCGTCTTGTGCAGCTTCAAATGTCCAACGAGCCTGGAGCTTACGTGTTTTAGCTTCAACGGCCTGCTTCAGGATTTGAACGGAAATCTTACGACCGCCGTCGCCTTCTAAAGCTGCTGTGTTGGAACCAGTGTAAGTGCTCTGAGTTGCGCTTGTGCTTGCACCAGCAGAGTATGCTGTTGCAATCAAGAACGGGCTCAGTGCTTCCTGGCCAGCTGTAACGCTGGTTGCTGCTGCTGATGTGTCTGTCATGCTTTGTGCATAACGAACACGCAGAGTGTGGAT